TTCGCTGGGAACTCCAGTTCTCCAAAACCTCTCCAGGGTTCCAGTCTGGTGAGTATGATTTTTACTTTAGAGGTGACGATATTGGTCTTGATACCATTGGTGATTTGGTTACTACAGCAGAACTAAACGGGATTGTTGAGCGCACTGGTGCTTGGTATATTCTTCCTGACGGATCAAAGGTACAAGGCAAGGAAGCCTTTGTCAATCGTGTAAGAGAGGATCTTGAGTTGCAAGAATCAATCAAGGCAAAACTCAATGGCTAGTTATAATGTTTATCATGGAAAGTTTGTGTGCCACGAGTGCAAGGTTGAGGTTAAATCTTTAAGGTTATACGCAGAAACAAAAACTGCTACATGGATGTGTCCAACAAAACACCTTAGTACTGTAAAGTTTGGAAAGCAGAAGTGGAAAAGTGATGACAGAGAAGAGTGAGTCTAAGCGCATTGGGGCAAAGCAACATAAAAACTCAGGTCGTGGAACCCATAAGGGTGACGCCTCCTGGGAAAACTTTACTGTTGATTTTAAAGAAGTTGGAAAGTCTTTTACTATTAATAAAGATGTCTGGGCCAAGGCTACAACTGACGCCATTAGAAATGGTAATGACCCAGCAATAGTTATTGCTATTGGCGAGGGGAACTCAAAAGTAAGACTTGCAGTAATAGAGATGTCAGTATTAGAACAACTAGTAGATAATGGTATAATATAAGCATGGAACAAGGAATTAAAGGCGAAGCCTATGAAAGTTATCAGGAGTTAGTAAACTCTCAAAAAAAGGTCTCTAATCAAGACTTTGAGGTTATGATTGTTGACAATATTTTTGATGAAGCAGATGTTGCTTATATTTATAGTATTGTAAATAGCACACCAGAGGATAAGACAAAACTACAAAAGTGGGCTGGGCATAGAGCCTGGCATGTAAAACTTCCAGAAATTGAAGACAAGATTAATAAGGCTATAGAAAAAACATCTCTTGCTGGCAAGGTTAGGTTAGTTGGAGATTACTCGTTTGCAAGATATGATCCAGCCTATGGTTATGAGTGCAAACTTTTTCCTCATTGTGACCTAAGAGATGAGCAGAGGATAACATTTGATATACAAATACATGCAGATCAACAGTGGGGTCTTGTTGTAGAAGATAAGAGTTATTTCATAGAAGATAACCAAGCCTTAGTATTTGCTGGAACTCAGCAGACACACTGGAGAGAGAAAACAAAGATCCTTCCTGGAAATAAAATTGATATGGTGTTTTGCCACCTAGAGTATCTTGAGCCAACACCACTTGATGAAGGACAGGATGCAATCTTAGCAGAAAGAACAAGATTTCTTTCTCAGTTTTATAATCTTGAATCAAACGAAGAACTATATAAAGACTAAACTACTACAATAAAAGGAGACACTATGAAGCAGGATGAAGTAAATACGATAGTAGAGAATGTCTTTACTAGTCAAGAAGTCAACGAAATTTATAAGGCCGTACAAAATAATAGCGGTGGATCTTTTATAAAGAACCATGCACAGGCAAATACTTTTATTCAGTTGCCAGATTCAATTATTGAAAAGGTTACGGGTATTGCAAGATCTGTAAGTGGAAATGACAGAATTGTATTGGCAGAATACTGTCATGCAAGATATAATAACGTAACAAGTAACTGTGGTAAGTTTCACTATAAGCCATCCCTGTTTCCACATTACGATGAAACATTTAAAGAGCCTAGGTTTACTTTTGATTACCAAATACAGTCAAATGTTGAATGGCCACTTGTTGTTGAGCCAAACCAAAGTTTTACATTGAAGGACAATCAAGCCGTAACATTTAGTGGAACACATCAGATTCACTGGAGAGAGCCTAAGCACTTTGCAGATAACGAATTTGTGGAGATGGTGTTTTTTCATTTTGTAGATCCAGAAGCAGAAACAAAAGACCCAGAAATCAATAAGGTGCTAAACGAAAAGGCATCTATGTATATGGAACAGTTCTTTGCAAACGGTGGTTTTACTAATGACGACTCAGAATAATATTCCAGGTCTTCATAAATATCTAACTGGTTTTGAAAACTACACTAAACCACTTCCTTTTTATATAGAAGAACTATTTACAAAAGAAGAAAGCCAGCAACTTAGAGATATTATTGAAGAGAATAGAAAGATAGAACCGTTTATTATTGGTGATAGGATTGAAGATGGCTATATTAGAACTTCAGAGTTTAGAAGTAGGTTTCAGCCAAAGATAGCAAAGAACATGTCAAGAACCCTAATAGAGTTTGACATGCCAAAGAACCTTGAAGATAAACTGGATGCCGTAGCAAAACCACTTTACAATGGGGACATTGCACTATGCCACTGGAACTACATAGATTACAACATTGAGTATGGATATGGAGACAACAGTCCCGCACTGCCTCCGCATCTTGATGCAGATGAGAACCTTGTCACAGTAAACTATTGTTTAGACACAAATATTGAATGGGATCTTTATGTTGGAAACTGGAATGACACCAGTAACTTTACAAAATACTCTCTTGTTCCTGGGCAAACAATTGTTTTTAGTGCAGTTAACCAGATCCACTGGAGACCAAAAAGAAAGTTTAAGGAGGGAGAGTTCTGTGAAATTATTAGCATGGACTATTGCCCTACAACAAGTTATAGATTTACTGGAGAAAGAAATCCTATAGATCCAGAACATTCTTCAGATCTTAGAAAGAAATACTTAGATGAGTTACAGTCAAGACCAGACATGATTTCCGCATTTGATCTTTGGAATGCAGAGGGTCTTGCTGATGGTATCGATCCTAAGTCAATGGGTTAAAATGTACTATAAGAAATTTGAGTCTAAGACACCTATAGAAACAAAAATCTATAAAGATTTTTTTACTAATGAAGAGATAGGTGAAATTCTTGAATGCATAAATAAACAAAAAGAGTTAGAGGTTGGAAGTGGCTTTTATGCACCAACACTTCAGCCATCGCTTGGAAGGGTACACATAGAGGTAAAATATCCAAAAGATATTTTAAAAAAACTAGAAGACTTTGCTTCTAAACTTTGTGGAGAAAGGGTAGTCCTTACTCACAACAGTTACTATCATTATAACAAGAAGTACAATCCTGAGATAGAGACACCAGTGCTAAGGCCTCATCGTGATCTTGACAACTACTACTCAAAACTCACGCTTGATTACCAATTAGAAAAAAATGTAGACTGGGATATACTTATTGAAAATAAAAGGTATAGCCTGGAGGTTGGAGACATGCTTGCTTTTTGGGGTGCAGGTCTGATACACTGGAGAGAGAATATTGTCCTTGATGAAAATGAAAGCACTTCTGTTTTAACTTTACATTTTTCAAATGAGCAAGACTATGAAAATCTTAACAAGGTTTCTAGACTTCCAGAAGAAAGAGAAAAAAGAAAACTAGCAAATCTAGAAGATGATGTTTTTCAGGATTATAATAAAAAATGGGAACAAGAAAGACTAAACTTTAATAGTAAAACAAAAGGGGTATGAAGTATGGAACAGCAAGCAACAACAATAGATATGGTAAACGGTCTAGTAGAAATTGCAGACTATATGGAGGATGAGGAACTAACTATTGCTCTAACCATGATTGCCAAACTAATCATAAAGCCAGACATTCCAATTAATGTTGCACATGTGGAGATAGTAAGGCTTCAGGCCATTGCTGCTAAGATGGCTTTTAAAGCAACTTGGATGGCCAATGTAGACAAGTCTGATCGTGGAAAGAAGAATCTTTACTATACTGCTGCAGAATCTATTAACAACTTAGTCTCAGCACTTAAATATATCACACGCTAATCTGCTATACTTATATAGAATAGAAACGAGTAAAACATGACAAAAAGTTTATTACAGCAGATTATGGTTAAGCAGGAGAAGCCACCAGTTCATTCAATAGATGTTGCTGGGCTTACTGAAAAGATTCAGTCTGGCTATATCGTAAATCGTATTGACAAGCAGACGCAAAAGAAAACTTTTGCACCGTCAACTATTGCCTATGGGCATGGAGAGTGCCCAAGATATTGGTACCTAGCCTTTGATGGACAGATGTTTGAAGATGATGCAAGCCCGTACAGTGCAGCAAATATGACTGCTGGTACAAAATCTCATGAAAGAATTCAAGAAGCAATGGGTAATGTGCCAGATTTTCTTGTAGACTCTGAGTTTAAGATAGTAAACAACGACCCGCCAATCTTTGGTTACGGAGATGTTGTTGTTAACTGGCAAGGAGAAGAACTCCTTGGTGAAATTAAAACAATGATGAACGAGGGTTTTGAATACCGCAAGGCACACAACAAGCCAAAGAGTGGTCACCTTATTCAGTTGCTAATTTATATGAAGATTCTTAAGAAAGCAAAGGCAGTTCTTATTTATGAAAATAAGAATAACCATGAGTTGCTAATCCTTCCAGTAGAAGTAAATGATTATTATCGTCGGTGGGTAGACCAGACGTTTGAATGGATGAGATCAGTTCGTAAGGCTTGGGTCGACAGAACCCTTCCTGAAAAGAACTATCGCTCAAATTCAAAAATTTGCAAATCATGTCCTATTAAAAAGGCTTGTGCAGATGCTGGTAAGGGAGACTTTAAATTAAAGTCTTTGGAGCCTATAGATGAAGCATTGTCAATGGTGTGATAAAGTATTTGAAACAGAAATAACTTATCAGATATACTGTTCACCACCGTGTAGAGATGAAGCAACAAAAGAAAAAATTGCTGCTCGTTATATTATTTCTAGACGACAAAAGAGAATAGGTAAGAATAGAAAATGCAAATCTTGCGACGAGCAACTATCTATTTATAACGATGAGCCACTTTGTAACAAATGTAATGTTCACCCAGGGGATGTAACAAAAGCATTAAAAGAAATTAAGGACAACTTAAAATGAAACTATCAGAGGCAATAGGAACTAAAATTCCAAAAACTATATGTGCTATCGATGCAAGCACTAACAGCCTTGCCTTTGCTATTTTTGATACCCAAGAAAAATCATTAGGTGCTGTAGGAAAGATTACCTTTAAAGGAAAAGATACTTACGAAAAAGTTATGGACGCAGGGCAAAAGGTTAAACTTTTTCTCGACATCTATGGTGGCTTTGAGGCAATAGTAATTGAGCATACTGTATTTATGAATAGCCCTAAGACTGCAGCAGACCTGGCTCTAGTACAGGGAGCAATCCTTGGATCAGCAGGACAGTCTGGAACTAAGATCATAGGGAAGGTTGCTCCAATTACTTGGCAAAACTTTATTGGAAACAAGAAGATTTCTAAAGATGAAAAACTATTTATTAAATCACAAAATCCAGGGAAGTCAGACTCATGGCTTAAAACACATGAGAGAGAACTGAGAAAGCAAAGAACGATTAACTTTATTAATATTCAGTACGATAGAACTATTACTGATAACGATGTCGCAGATGCTTGTGGTATTGGGCACTGGGCTCTAAAAAACTGGGGGAAAGCAATTGGAGTTGACAAATAACCTTATGGCTGCTAAACTATATACATCAGAAGTCTTTATGCGTAAGAGGTATCTTATGGACAGAAAGACTCCAGAAGAGATTGCAAAGGAGTGCGGAGTGAGTGTAGAGACCATATATGTTTACCTTGCTAAATTTGGATTGAGAAAATCAAGACGATGAGTAATAGCCTACAGATAACTGTTGATCAAGTAAACCACCCATTACACTACACAACAGATGCATCAGGGGTTGAGTGCATTCAGATTACAAGACATAGAAACTTTAATATTGGGAATGCCTTTAAGTATCTTTGGCGAGCAGGAATTAAAGATGAAGAAAAAACAATTCAAGATTTAGAAAAAGCAATTTTTTATATTAAGGATGAGATAAATCGTTTAGAGGGGAAGTATTCTAAATGAGTGAAAAAACAGAATCAACTAGAAGTGCATGGGAAAAGATTAGAAGAAAAGACAGTGTAAGAATGCGTGGTTCAAACCTTGTAAAATATCCATTTGAAAACAAACTTTATGGCTTCAACACCAAAGAATCTTATGATTATGAAACAAGAAACTCACTAGGCTTTAGGTGTGATGAATTTAAAAATAAACATGATGGCAAGCATATTTTGTTTACTGGGTGTTCAGTTACACATGGTGTTGGTCTAAAGTTAGAAGAGACATGGGCTCACAAACTATATAGTAAAATTTCAGAAAAAGAAAATGTATCTGGGTATTACAACCTAGGTGTTCCTGGCACAGGAATATTTTTTGCAGTTTCTAATCTTTTTAAATATTTTAATAAATATGGAAACCCAGATGTAATCTTTATAAATTTAACAGATATGCTTAGGTTTTATTCTGTAGAAGAGTTTAGTCCAGACATAAAGAAACCATATAGATTTAAGGATATGGTTGATATTTTATCAAAGTACATATATCATGATCAAGACTGGAGTAATGAGCAGGGCACTTCAGGATACTATCGGTGGGTACACTACTATGACTATGTCATGATGTTAGAATCATACTGTAAGTCAAATAACATTAAGTTGTTTATTTTTTCTTATGCTGGGCCAACAGAAGAAACATTTAAACGTGTTGGCTTAGATCGCTTTTATGAAATAAATCCATCACTTATTATTGATAGCCTAATACACTATGCTGCAGATAATAAAGTGGACGAATATTTTTTAACTGCAAGAGATGGAATGCATGAAGGCCATGGTCTGCATGAACAGTGGGCAGAAAAACTGTTTGGGTTTTATTCTATGGAGGGTAATGATGTCAACTGAAGATGACATAGTTAAGCATTTAGATCAAGTAAACTTAGTAGTAGAAGAATATCTAAAGGGCAACGACCCAACAGTAATTTCAAAACAATTAGACATACCAAGACAAAGAGTTGTGACACTTATCAATGAGTGGAAAGTTATGGCATCTGCTAATGATGCTATTCGTGCTCGTGCAAAAGAAGCACTTGCTGCTGCTGATACACACTATAGCAAGTTAGTTTCTCGCACATACGAAGTTATTGATGAGGCATCAATGACAAACAACCTTAGCGCAAAGACTGCTGCAATTAAACTTGTAATGGACATTGAGTCTAAAAGAATTGATATGCTACAAAAGGCTGGCCTTCTTGAGAACAAAGAGTTAGCAGAAGAAATGATGGAAATTGAGCACAGACAAGAAGTCCTTGTTTCTATATTAAAAGATATTGCATCTGAGTATCCACAGGTTCGTGATGAAATCATGCGTAGACTTTCTTCTTTTGCAAAAGACAACGAGGTGATTACAGTTGTCCACGACATTCAATGAGTTTTTTGAAGTACTCAAAGACAACAATTTTGCAGAGATTCCTGTAGATGCTAAAACATTTGTTGAGGGTGAAGGTTATTTAGGACAGCCACCACTATCTGATGTACAGTACGACATAGTTGAGGCCATGAGCCAAATATATCGCAAAGAAGATTTAATTGAATTAATGGGAGAAGAAAAGGGAGCGCAGTACTATGAAAAATACACAAAAAACGAAATCATCTTACAACTTGGTAAGGGCAGCGGTAAAGACTTCACCTCTACTGTGGCTTGCTCTTATATTGTATACAAACTACTTTGTCTTAAAGACCCTGCAAGATACTTCGGAAAGCCATCTGGAGACGCTATAGACTTAATCAATGTTGCTATTAACGCTCAGCAAGCAAAGAATGTTTTCTTTAAAGGATTTAAAACTAAGATTGAAAAATCTCCTTGGTTTGCTGGAAAGTTTTATGCAAAGGCAGACTCTATTGAGTTTGATAAATCAGTTACCGTTTACTCTGGTCACTCAGAAAGAGAATCGCACGAGGGGTTAAACCTTTTACTTGCAGTCCTTGATGAGATTTCTGGTTTTGCTTCTGAGGTTGGCACAGGTAATGAACAAGGAAAGACTGCTGATAATATATATAAGGCTTTCCGTGGATCAGTAGACTCTCGTTTCCCAGATCTTGGAAAGGTTGTTTTGCTTTCATTCCCAAGATATCCAGGAGACTTTATTTCAGAAAAATATGATGCAGTGATTGCTGAAAAAGAAGTTATTGAAAAAACTCATACTTTTGTAATTAATCCAATACTGCCTGATGATGCACCAGATAATTCATTTGAAATTTACTGGGAGGAAGATCACATTCTGTCATACAAATATCCAGGAGTGTTTGCATTAAAGAAACCTACATGGGAGGTAAACCCAACAAGACAGATTGATGACTTTAAGATTGCATTTATGACAGACCTTGGAGATGCCATGATGCGTTTTGCATGTGTTCCTACTTTTGCTTCTGATGCATTCTTTAAACAGCATGAGAAGGTCAGAGCATGTATGACATCAAGAAATCCCATTGATACCTTTAAAAGGTTTGATGAATCATTTAAACCAGATCCAGACAAGAAGTATTATGTTCATGCTGACCTTGCCCAGAAGCATGACAAGTGTGCAGTTGCAATTGCTCACGTAGAAAAATGGGTAAATATCCAGGTAATTAATAATTATGAACAGGTAGCGCCCATAGTTGTAGTAGATGCAGTAGTATGGTGGGAGCCAAAGATTGAGGGCCCAGTTAATCTTTCAGAAGTTAAACAATGGATTCAGAACCTTAGAAGAATAGGGTTTGATATAGGCATGGTTTCATTTGACCGTTGGCAATCATTTGATATTCAAAATGAATTAAAGCAGGTTGGAATGAGAACTGATACTGTTTCTGTTGCTAAGAAACATTATGAAGATATGGCAATGCTTGTATATGAAGAAAGATTAGTAATGCCTGCAATCGAACTATTGTTCGATGAATTAACACAATTAAAAATAATGAAAAATGATAGAGTTGACCACCCCCGCAAAAAGTCAAAGGACTTGGCTGATGCTGTGTGTGGAGCAATATTTGGGGCAATATCACATACCCCAAAGGACCAAAATCTAATGGTTGAGGTCCACACAATTAGCGATAGGCCAAAGCGAGTTGACACGCTAAATGACAATGTGATACAATTAAAACCTATGCCAGATGATGTAAAAGATTATTTGGATAGATTCAATCTACTATAAATAAGGAGAAATACCGAATGAATTCATTCAAGAAAATCGCCCTAGCCATGGTTGCAGCCATGACTATTGGCACAATCGTAGCAACGCCTGCAAACGCTGCTGTAATGACAGTCGCTGTATCGCTTGACACTGTAGCAAACACTACAAACTCAGCAATCGCAACGCCTGCATCATTGCCAGTCCCTGCAGACAACTCAGTAGATGCTGCTGACGCACTAAAGTTTATTGCAACAGTTGATGTTGGAACAAGCGTTTCAGTCGTAGCAACAAATGCAACAATCGTGTCTGCACTACACACAACTGCTGCACCAGTAGGAGCAACATCAGGATCATCATCTTTGACAATTGCAACTGGTACAGGAACAACAGCAACATTTTATGTCTACACAAAGACAACAGCAATTGGTACAGTTGTAATCACAAATCAGGGTACAACACTTACATACTATGTACAGGGAACTGCTGGTAAGATTAATACTCTTACAGTATCTGCTCCTGCTGCTGGTGCTGCTGGTACAAAGCAAGACATCTCAGTAACTGCAACAGATACGTTTGGCAACAAGGTATCTGCTAAGTCAATCACTGCAACAGTGTTTGCTTCAACAGCAGTTATGGATACAGCAACAGTAACAACTGGTGCTACACTTTCAGATTTTGGAGTTGCAAAGTTTGTTGCAACACTTCCAGCAACTGGAACACGATCACTAATCACATTCTCACCTACAACATCATCAGATGCAACAACTGTTGATGTAGTTGGTCTTCCTGCTCGTGCACTTGCACCTTTCGCAGAAATCACAGTTCGTGATCTAGTTTCAGAACTTGCAGCACAAACTGCTGCTAAGGATGCAGCACTTGCTGCTAAGGCAATTTCAGATGCTGCAGTCGTAAAGGCTGCTGCAGATGCTGCTGCTGCTAAGGTTGCTTCAGATGCTGCTCTTGCAGCAGAGAAGGCTGCTTCCGCTACAGCACTTGCTGCTGAGAAGGCTGCTTCTGCTAAGGCACTTGCTGATGCAAAGACTGCTTCAGATGCAGTTGTCCTTGCTAAGGATGCAACTATCGCTAAGTTAACAGCAGATAATGCTGCTGCACTTAAGTCAATTAAGGATGCTTTCAATTCACTTGCAAAGAAGTGGAATGCAAAGAATCCAAAGGCTAAGGTTACTTACGTCAAGTAATTAGTCCAACATTTAAGGGGTTACCAATTACGGTAGCCCCTTTTTTGTGCAATAAAATGGTATAATCATCCTATCAGACATCAGTCTGCAAGGGGGAAAGGTAATTAAAAAACTAATACGAATAGCAGCAGCAACATTATTAGCATTTGGCTGGCTTATTATCTCCCCAGAAGGTGCACACTCTGATGATCCCCTCACAGTTGCAGCCCAAAAAATACAAGAACTAAACGACAGCATAGACGACCTTGGCTACCAGGATGAATTTATATCTCTAATTGAAGAGGCAGAGGATAAGTATGACCTTGCCGTATCTGCAAAAGAAACCCAGACTCAAACCTCTGACCTATATGATGATTCTCTTGACGCAGAAACCACGGCACTTGAAGAAAAAGACTTAGCCCAATCAGCAGTAGATGAACAAACAGTAACAGTAGCCACTGCTTTAGAAAATAAGAACGATGCCTACGATGCCCTTGGAGTAGCCAACATTAATCTACAAACAGCCCAGCAAGCCTTAAATAGTGCTGGTGGTGCTGGTTTGGCATATGATGTATACAGTTTAATTAGAGTTAATGGGCAAGCAGCGACAAATCAATTACTATGTAGTGGCACCTGGAACTCAAACTCTATGCAACTTCCAGTCTGCGGGAATCGGTATGAAAATTTTATTGTTAAATTTACTGGACAGATAACAGTACCAGAATGGTTTACGCAAGCATACTTTGCAGGGTATACAGATGATGGGTTTAGAATGTATATTGATGGAGTTCTTGCAATTGATGACTGGGTTGAACAAGGAGCCACATGGAGCCCATACTCTCCAGTATACGATGTAACTATAGACAAAACATTTGATGTAGAGATATGGTGGTACAACGGTGGAGGCCCTGGATCGTATCATCTTGGATGGGGTATCCCTGGAGGATGGACTGGTGCAGGATGTGACTATTCTGGAAACCCAAGAGTATGGGGACAAAACTTTAGTTGTAATTTAAATACATTTTCTTCTGGACCTGGAGCAACCCAAGAACAAACGAACGAATACAACAATGCACTTGCTGCAAAGAACTCAGCACAGGCTGTATACAATGACAAACTAAATGTTTATAATCAAGCAGTTTCAACATTAAATGGTTACAATCAAACACTAACTAATAAAACAAATGAATATAACAACTCAGTTTTAAATGTTGCAACGGCACTCCAAAATAAAAATAATGCAATCAGCGCATACAATCAAGCAATTAGTAATGTTAACAGCGCAATTGATAACGCATGGCGTTACTATGACGAACAATCACAAAGAGAAATTCAATCTGCCATTGCTCAAGCAGCAGCAAACGCTGCAGCCAATCAGCCTACCCCAGAGCCAAGTCCTGAACCAACTGCTGAAGAGCCACCTACTCCTGAGCCAAGTCCAGAACCTACACCAGAAGAGCCTCCTACACCAGAGCCTTCTCCAGAGCCTACAGCAGAAGAGCCTCCTACCCCAGAGCCTTCTCCAGAGCCTACAGTGGACCCTACAGACCAGCCTACTCCTGAACCTACCCCAGAGGAACCACCAACTCCTGAACCTACCCCAGAACCAACTGAAGAGCCTGCTCCTGAACCATCTCCAGAACCTGGACCAGATCCAAAGCCAGAAGAGAACCCTTGGAATGAACCAGATGTAGAAATTACTGATGAAGTATTAGCAGCACTTGTTCCTGAAAAAGGAACGGGAACAGAAGAAGATCTATCTGGAGTTATAGCAAACCTTACAAGC